AGGAAAGGACGCTTTAACCCATGGATACCAGACGCCATTTTGACATGCTCGGGTATGATAACTCACATCGCCAGTTTCTATATGGAAGAATTCTTGCCACACTCGAGTACCACCAGCGGAAAAGTTTCGTCCAGAAACCCGAAGAATTCCGTATCCGGTTGATGTATTAGGTTTAGTTCCTGCGGTTACACCAGCAGCCCCCGACACGGAGTACCAACCATTGGTTATAGTGTAGTCATCGATATCTGCTGCATATGGGAATGAACTTCGCTGAATGCCAGCGGCAACCACCGAAACATTATCAACGAGCGGTAGACCGATATCAGTCTTGTTTAAAACGGGCGCGCCGGTCTTTCCGTTGACGCTGGTAACAGGACCACTCGCAATGCTGGCTGCCGCCGTCTCCGCGCGGGTAGCGGAATTCGCCGCGTTGGTCGCGCTGGTGGCCGCTGCAGTCTTTGAGCTGTTCGCAGCGGTTGCCGAACCTGCAGCGGCCGTCGCGCTGTCTGCCGCGTTGGCCTCGCTTTTTGCAGCGTTCGTCGCGCTTGTCGCGGCGTTGGTTTTGGAGGTATTCGCCGCTGTCGCCGAAGTGGCCGCATTAGTGGCGCTGGTCGCAGCGGCGGTCTTTGAGCTGTTGGCAGCTGTTGCGCTGGCCTGCGCATCCGTCGCTATTTGGTTCACATCGACCGAGAACTGAGGCAGTTTCTGGGCAAAGAACGCATCGACATCGGTTTTGAAAGTTGCTGCCGTCCGATCAAGGGACGGAAGTGGTGTGACTGCCATTAGATAAGGCCCTCAATATCAAGCGAGCAGAGGTGGTAATCAGGGTAAGAAATGTCGATGTTGAAACTGGTGAAGAAGCCGTAGATCAGCAGCGGCTCATACCCGGAGGCCTCCGTGCCGATATACACGCACGGGGTGGCCCTCAGCGCCGCGAGCGTCCGATAGATACGGTTAAAGGTGCCGAGCGTGGTCATCATCGTGAAGCTGCCGCGCTTGCTGTAGGCGCGCTTGGTGATAACCGTGTTGCCAAAGACATCCCGTTCTTTTCGGCTGTAGTCATCGATGCCGACCCGCGCCCCGTATTGGGTGTCCCCGAGATCGCTGATCAACCCTGGCTTGATCACTCCGACGGAAGCACCGCCGCTGGTCGACGTGACCGTGATCGACAGCTCAGCGCTGGCGTACTGACCCGGCAGATCGGTGACCACGATGTCCGAACGCATGTCCAGATCGCTAAAAAACCAGTCGAAGACCGTCTCAATGTCGGTGACCTCCAAATCGATCCGCTGCTGGTACACGACAACCCCGCCGCTGCCGTCCTTCATCACCAGATCAACGTAGCGACCGCCCAACTCAAACAGTGCGAGGCTGTCGGTAAACCCCACGCTGAGCACATACTTGAGCGCAGACGGCCCAGTCGCGAGCGTCCCAACCACGTCGTCGAAGGGCGCCCATTTGTTGGTAGGTCCAACGTCAAGCCAGTTCGTTGGGTCAAGCTCTGGAACGACCGTGCCCGCACCCGCTGCCTGTCGTTCGAAAATCCTATGCACGTTGGTACGGATAACTCTCGCGTCAACGGCATAGGTGGTTCCGGATACCCAAGCGGGGTAGTCATTTTCCGAGATGGACGAACTGAGCAGCATCGAATCCGTGATGACATGCGGCTTAATGACCTTCATGAAAGCTCCTTGGTGAGCATGGCGTTACCGCCATCAGTTACACGATCAACCATCCTCACAAGCTTGCCACCATTGACTGCCCCGGCTTGAGTGTTGGCCTTGATGCTTTCCAGGTCCGCGCGAACTGCACGCAGTTCAGCAACCACGCCGGCGTTGGAGCCGGCACCACTGAGCATTGCACTCGTCTGGTCAGCGCTGAAGATGCGGCTTGGCCCAGTCACCTCCAGCTCCGGCCCGTTCTCCCCCACCAGCCGCAATCCGCCGGCAAACGTGCCGCCCGAGGCATAGCCAGGGATCTGGATGAACTCGCCGTTCTGCTTGCCGACCTTGACCAGCTCGGCCAACAATTGGTCGTAGGTGAGTGCCCCGTTTTGCAGCGCATCGGTCCAGAACTGCAGGCCACCCTCATCAGCATCGCGTCCGAAAGCGGTTTTGTAAGCGGTATGAACCAGGCTGGCGTTGTTTTCCCAAGTGTTAGCCATGGCGCTGCCGGTGCCCGTTCCAGGCAATGCCGATAGCGCCGACACCACAGCCGCATTCATCCGGTTTACTGCGTCGGCCACCGACAGCACTGAGGTGTCTACGCCGTTGAGCGCGTCCACCTGCGACTGTCCGACTGCCAGCTGCGCTTCGTACTGAGCCATCTGGGCGTCATAGGCCTGCTTTGCCTGATCCAACTGATCCTGTAGAGCCTTTACCGATTTCTCGGCGTTGGTCAGCTGCTTGCCGTTGAGTGCTTCCAGTTGGCCGACGACGTTGGCAGTGCGGCTTTGATCCCGATTGAAATCCTCCAGCGACGAGTACAGGTCCGTGTTGTTGCTGCTGACCGTGTCCAGGGCATCGCTCAGGCCATCGAAACCAGCCAGTGAGCCGCCTGCCTTGGCGATGGCTAACGCTGACTCCAACGTGGCTTGAGCCTGGCTGCGAAGCATCTTCACCGCGTCATCCGAGTCACCACGCAGCGCCTTGAGTGCCGAGCCCAAGTCATTGCTCACCCCGGTCAAGTCACTGACCTTGGTGCTGGCCGTGCTGAGCATGTCGTTCAGCGAACTGGTTCTGTCGTTATAGGCCTGCGTCGTCGCTTTCTGCTGGGCAGAGATCGAGCGCTGCAAGGCGCTGAAAGCATCTGTCGCCCCCTGTACCAACGCGTCACGGATCTTCTGTGCTGCATCATCTGCAGCCTGCTGGGCGTCCAACGCTGCCTGCTGTGCATCGAGGGCCGCTTGTTGCGCGTCCTTTGCCTTCTGATCGAGGGTTGAATAGTAGGAGTCCGCATTGCTGGCTAAGCCCACCAGCGTGGCAAACATCGCCTGGCCGGCGGCGGTAGTGACGTCGATATCCTCAACCATCGCGCGGTAAGCGGATCGAGTATCCGGCAATTGCAATCCAAACCCCGCGAACGCTCCCTGCAGGCTTTTGGTCAGATCAGCGAACTGTTCGTCAGCACTGAAGAACGCCTGGTAGTAGGTGCCGACGGCGGTGTTGAGCGCGTCGACCTTCTCCTTGGCAGTGGCGGTTGTGGTGTCGAGATCCGCCATCGCGCCGATCATGTTCAAGATCGAGTCAGAAGCCATCAACCCGGTGTTGTCGAGCTTCAGGTTGTTGACGTTGATCAGGGACAGCGCGTCGTTCACGCCGTTGAAACGGGTGAACACGCCCTCGATCGCCTTGATCACCTCATCGGCCGTCGTGTCCCAGCTGTCGGCAAAATCAGTGAACTGCGCCTTGAAGTAATCGGGCAACGACTTCGAACTGACAATGGCCTTCGCCAGGAAGGTGCCCATGACGTCGTCGTAATTGTGCTGCAGCGCTTCGGCAGCGTCTGCCGCGTTGAACTGCTGCTTCAGGTCCAGCCCCACCCCGGTGCCGTCGTCCAGGGTCGCGCCGAACGAGGTCGAATACTTACCAGAGGTCTTGCGGACCTGCATCATGTCGTAAGCGTAGACATCCGCACCGTTGCCCAGCACGTCGTAAATCATGCCCAGCGTGCTGGTGAACTTGGCCACCGTCGCATCCATCTGCGCATCGACGCTGCTGCCGTACTTCGGCGCCTTGGTCTGCCACCCTTGGACAATACCGCCAGAACTGTAAACACCGTTCGAATAGGTGCCCTGCCCCGACGTACTGAGGTCTGGGTATTTCTCGCCACTGCCGCCGAACAGCTTGCCGGACACAAAGGAGCCGAGCACGGAGCCAATTGCAGCCCCGGCGGCAGTGCCAATGGGGCCGACCAGCGAACCAATGTATGCGCCACCCGCTGCAAAGCCTGCTGTCGTGGCGCCGCCCTTGACGCCATAGTCCTGGAACGAGCTGATGACCGAATAGGCCGCACCGATGTAGCTGACTGCGCTGCTGAGCGATGCCAAGGTGGAGGAAGCATTTGCGGACCCTACCCAGCTTTGCATCGCAGCACCGGTGTAACCGGCCTGAGTTGAGCCAGCGGCCAGGCTTGCGGCGGCGTTGCTCGCCGTCGCTGATCCGGCAGTAAACGCTCCTTTGATCACCGAACCTACGTAATCGGCTCCGTTGCCTAGCGCTCCCTGAAGACCGCTCACCAGCCCTTCGCCGCCGTTCCAGCCAGCGAGGACAGCCTGACCAAATTTACTGCCCGCAACCGAGATCACCGAGTTTGCATTGCTCAGCAGAGAGGTGATCCCGCTACCGCTGCCAGAACCCAGATCTCCGAAAAGACCTGCGGATTGCGCCGCAGCACCGCCAATGCCCAGAGCACTCGCGAACTGAACGATGATGGGTTTGGTGATCGCCATGTGCAGCATTTCGGCGAGGAACTGCCGGAAGCTGTTCTTGAGCGTGTCCATAAAATTGCCGGACTTGCTCAGAATCGACTGCCACATGTCGGCAAAGGCTTCGTCGATCCGGTCTACCGCACCTTCGGTGAACTGGCCCCATGCAGTGGCCGCACGCTGGTTTTGCTGATACTCCAGACTCAGCCGCTGCAGGGCGTCCCGATAAGCGTCCGCCCGCTCCGGATACAGTTCCATCGCCTTGGTCAGCGCCGCCTGATCCTCGGTGTAATCGCGCAGCAGTTTGCTCGATGGGTAAAGACGGTCAATGACGCTGCCGGCATCGGACGCTTGCTTTGCGACTTTAATGGCTTGCTGCTGCGCTTTGGTCGCATCCAGGAGCTGCTGATATTCCTTACTGCCAACCTCGATGTTCTTGCCCGCGAGAGCGACCTGCATCGCTTTCTGAACGTTGTACTGATCGAGCGCTGCGGAACCTTGTAACGTCGCCTGAGCCTGGGCGAGAAGGCCTGCGGTTTCGGTACCCAGGTCGTACGCCGCTTTAGCGACCGCCAACCGATCCTGAGCATCCATCTGCTCTCTGATCTTGGACACAACTTCAGCGCGCGCGCTGGCCCCGGTCTTGAGCAGGGCTTCCTCGACCTTCTGCTGCTCGGCGAACTCGCGGGTTTTATCCGCGCCCGCGAGGTAAGCATCAGCCAAACCGGTCGCAGAACGGATCGCGATGTCCGCCTGAGCTTTAAGGTCAGCCAGGGCCTTGCCGCGTGCCTCTTCCTCTGATGCTGCTTTTTTGGTGGCGGCGGTGGCTGCGTTGGTCGCTTGGGTCGCCTGTTTGTCAGCGTCCTTCTGCGCATCGATCGCCTTGGCACGCTCCAGAATCTTGGCGGCCAGCGCGCCTTCAACCGGGATCTTGTTCTCAGCGATGAAGGTGTTGGCCTGCTCGACGGCGGTCTTGTCCTTAAGCTTGGTCAACTGCTGATCAAGCGTACCGAGGTATTTGTTCGCCGCTTCATTGGCGACGCGGTCAGCCTCGGTTTTGTCTTCGGTGGGCTTGACCGTCCCGCTCAACTCCTGCCGGTATGCCGACACGCGATCCTTGAGTTGACCGGTTTTGACATCCAGCGTGCTGACCTGGCCCGCCGCTTCGCGCAGGCTACGCATGCCGTCCTCTGGCACATGGAAGCGTTTCTGGACGTCGTCGAGCGTGTCCGAGAAGCCCTTGCCGGAATTGCGCGCGGTTTCAAATTCTTCCGCGATCCGGGTGCCAACGGTGCTGCCCAGCACCTGACGTGTCGTTTTCAGAAAGTCGGTGTATGCGTCCCCCGCTTCAGACGCGGCCTGTTCCTGCTGACGCAGCGCAGTGACGAGGGTCGCCTGCTGCTGATCCTTGGTCAGCGCCTGGAACTCTTTACGCAGTTCCGCAATCGGTCGTTTCAAGTCCTCAAGGCTCGCTCCTGCCTCTTTGGCATTGCCGCCCATGGTGAGGAAGGCGATGCCGGCGCCGACCGCCAAGGCCGCGAGTCCAGCAGGACCGCCCAGCAGAGCCAGGACGCTACCCGACGCTGCCTTGAGCCCCGCCTGCGCAACGGCAACCTGCGCGGTCGCGGCGCGCTCCGCCATGCGTGCGTTAGCGAGTTGCAGCGAAAGCTGCGTCTGTACAGCGGTACCGCGTGCTGCAACGGCTTCCTTTTCAGCCCGGAAAACCGCTGTCTGCGCGGCCTGCTGATTCGCCAACGCCACTTCGACTGCACTGGCCGCCTGCGCGATGTTAGCGGTCCTGGCCGTGATGCTCGCCGCTGTGCTGCTCGCGAGCCCGCCCAGATAACCGGCGAACGATGCGGCGACCTTTCCGCCCATGATCACGGCGAGTACGTTGAAGTGCTCGACCAGGAAGCCTACTGCGGAGCCGATGGTTTCCAGTGCGCCGTCATTCGCCATGTCCGTCAGGCGCTGAGTCACGCTTTCAATGCTGGGCAACAGTCCTACGACCAGTTGGCGTGTAGCACCATCCGCTGAACCCTCCAGGTTCTTGATCGCAACATTGGCCTGCACCAAACGATCAACCTGAAACTGACTGAGGATCCGCCCCGTTTTCTCAGCCTGGTCGCCGAACTGCCTGAAGCCTTCACCGTTGTTTTTGAGGAGAGGGATAAGGCCGGTCGCCTCATCCGCCATGGCCTCCATGTAGGTCGTCATCTGCTGCTGGCTCAGCCCCGCCTTCTCCAGCGAGTTGTAATACAGCTGCAGCGCTTCGGGTCCGGAAAGCTTGGCGAACTGCTGCGCCGTGACACCAACGCGCGGGGCAATCTCCTTGAAGAAGTCCGCCATTTCACCGCCACCGCGCTGGATGAACTCACCCACGCGGTCATTGGTGTCCTTCAAGATGTCGGACAGCTTTTCTTGCTCGATCCCGACGGTCTTTGCACCCGCTGCCATGCGCTGGAAGTCGGTAACCGACGTGTTCGAGAGCGCTGCGAGATTCTTGACCTCCTGAGCGTACTCGGTGGTCTTGGCAGTAATGGCGATCAGCCCAGCGACCGAGGCCGCTGCTGCGATGCCAATACCGGTGAAGGCACTGCTGACCGCTTTTTGCAGAACACTGGCATTGGCCTCAGTGCGATCAAACGCCTTATCCACCTGACCCAGGCTGGAATCGATTTTGTCCGCAGCTTGGGCTACCGAGGCTTCCCCGCGGGCTATCTCTTGTCGCAGCTGGGCGGTGGTGGCTTCGATCCTGACCAACATGCCCTGAACGTCAGCATCAGCCATCTCTTTTCCTCCAGGCATAAAAAAACCCGCCGAAGCGGGTGTATGTCGCAGTTATCACGTGGCAGCCCTACGGCTCATCGCCGCCACACGAAATCCCATCCTCACCTCTTTGGCGACATGGGCTGCCACAGGCTTATCGGGCGCCTTGCCAAACGGGTTGGTATCGATCAAAAACTGGCGCTTGGACTCCCACGCCATCAGGATTTCGATCACCGGGGTGTTCCACGCTTCTGATGCGGTCCAACCCAGCCAGCCGGTGGCGATCTTGAACAGCTCATCCACGTAGCTGCCGTTGCCTGGGCGGGCTATTCGTTTCCCGAACCAGCCTCTTTTTCGAGCTCTTCCTTGGACTTGCCGCCTGGGTTGAGCAACGCGCGCAGGAAGGGCACAACCTGGGCGCCGACGTCATCCACACCGCCTTCGTAAACGGCCTCTTCCACCGCTTCCAGTTCCTTGCGCTTACCCGTGTCAACGCCAGAGCCGGCGGCAATGACGTAGGCAATGGCGCCCATGTTGGCCGAGCCCACGACCTGCAGGGCTGGCAGGAGTCCACCGAAGCGGCCCTCAATGGCGCGGACCGCGCGCAGGGAGGGTTTGAGTGTGTAGCTGGTCGAGCCAGCGGTGATTTCGAGGGTGCCGTGGTTGGTTTGGGACATGACGATGCTCACGATAAGAGATGTGAAAACGCCCCACCTATCGGGGCGCTTGGAATGTTGCCGATCGGGTTAGGCCGCGTCGGGCAGCGACTCGTAAATCTCCGAGTTGATGCCCAGCGTCACCGTACGCTTAAGGACACCCTCGACGCTGATGCCGGTCTTTTTGTTGCTCATGACCTTGGCCGCGAAGTAATCGGTCTCACCGTCGACGTACACAACCTTGATCGGGTAATCGAAACGCGAGCGATCCAGGAAGGCGGTAACGACTGCCATCTGCCCAGCGTCGCCGGCATCAAAGCCGATGCTCAACTCGCACGAACCCGCGTCCGCGAGGCCCTTCAAATGTTTCGCGCGGCCCGAAGCCAGCGCGGAAAAACTCACATCGTTGATGGTGTCGCCATAGTCGCCGATGCTTTCGACTTCCCCGATCTCGACGTAGGTCAGCCCTTTGAGCAAGGTCATGGCGGCAGCGTGGTCTTTGGGAAGGTCGGCAGCCAGACGCGGGCCGATGTAGATCCGCGTGCTGGCACCCGTATTGATAGCCATAGGTAGTCCTCCTGAGGACAGGTGAAAAGCCGCAGCGCGGCAGGGTGATGGTTTAGTGTTCGGTCAGAATGCGCAGCGTGACGCTGCCCTGGTACGTCTCGCCGTCAGTGTCGCGCTGAGCCTGCTTGCGCTCGACCCGGATGGAAATCACGCGCCCTGTTGCCAACGGCAGAGGTCGCTGATGCAGCGCTGCATCGATTTGCGCCATGATGCCCTTGACCTCCTCCTGTCCCTTGAAGTCGCTCCACACCGACAGGTAGAACAACCGGGTGTCTCGCCGCTTGTTCAGGATGTCGCTGTTGACTGACACCTCGGAGTCGATCGACACGTAAGGCTTGGGCTGATTCATGGGTGCCCCGTCGAATACAGCACAGGACAACTCCTCCTCAAGCCGAGCGAACAGCGCAACCTGAAGCGCAAAGGATGGATCAGCCATCGGTCACCCCTTCGCTGGCACGTCTGAGCGTGTTGCTGACGGCGGCGCGGATATCGGCCAGGATGACCTCTCGGTTGACGTCATAAGCAGGCCGTAACCAGGGATGCGCAGGACGTGCTGGAATGTCAGGGTATTTGCCGAAGAAGTTCGAGCCATCCGATTTATTGGTCACCCGCTTGGTGCGACCGCCTGAACGTTTGCCTTCGGTGTACCCCTTGGTGCCGTACTCGATGAAGCGCAGGTAAAAGTAACGCTTGTTCGCTTTCTTGCCGCGCAGTCCAATCTGGGCATCCAGACCGCTCTTCGCGACAAACGCCGTCAGCGCTGCAGCACCCTCTCCCGTGTCCTTCGGGATCAGTTCCTGCATCGTCGCCAATACAGTGTCAGCCGCTTTTTGCATCGCGGGCCGAAGCTCGTTGTCGATGTTCTGGTGGATATTGCGCAGGGTCTTGCGCAATTTGAAGTCGCCGGAAAGCCGTGAGCGACGGGCCACGATTACTCACCACTGGCGGCTTGACGCTTAGCCGCAGGCTTGGCCTCGACGGCTTCAGCAACCTTGCGGTCTATCAGTTCTTGAGCGAGCTGAGCAGGGGCTTCGAACTCCTCACCTGCTTCTGCCTTCAATTCCGGGCCGGAAAGATTGCCCAATGCACGTAACTTCATGGTTGTGTCCTCACTATGGGTTGACTACGTTTGAACAGAGGAGCCTAAGCATCACCCGGCCTGCATCCGGCAGAGACGCCTCAATCAGGTATGTGGTGTCGCCGCACCTGATGCGCATGCCAGCCACGATGGTTTTACGGAAACGCACGCGGATTTCAGCGGTGACCACCGCCGTTAGCTGATCGGCAACCGCTGCTATGCGCCCCGTCGGGATGGTGATTTCGGCCCATGCCTTGCCTACTTCGATCCAGGTTTCGGACACGCCGCCGCCTGGCCGCTTCACCGATTCCGATTTGAGCAATGAACAACGACGATCCAGCGGACCTACTCGCATATCAGAACCTCGGTGGGACGGTGATCGGGGCCAGCAAAGTGTCGAGCATTGATGCAGGCAGTTCAGCCAGGCTAAGACCGACCACCAGCGTCTCCCGATTCTCATGCGCCGTGGCCGCCTGCATCAGCAACCAGGTGCGCACCGACGGGTACACGTCGAGGTCGGTGCCGGCCTGGTAGCGAATTAGCAAGTCGCCACCCGGACGCCCATCGGGGAAATACAGAAAGCTTTCCCGGCCCCGATTGCGTAGGTGATGCGCAACGTCCAACGGGTCGACGGCGCCGTCGTCACGAATTCGGCCGATGGAGACGATGGCCGTGGCCTGGCCGACATCGAGCGCATGCCCCGAACCGTAGTGCGCCGGCCACTCTTCTTCGTATTCCGCCAGCTGGATACCGGCACCGGTGCGCTCTTCAGCCTGCGCGGTGACGCCGGGAATGATCAGACCCTCGATCAGCTCCGGTACCGTGTCCTCCGGATCCAGGCGGCACTGATAGGCCACCTGTTCCAGCTTCAGTACCGGCTCACCGATGTACGCAATGCGCCGGGCCATGCTTACGGCTTCTCGTCTTTGGTGTCAGTGTCCGAGTCGGTGTTCTTGCTCTCCTCCACGTCTTTGACAGGCGAAGTGCTAGGCCCCTTGTCGGTTGCCGACGTATCCGATTTGGTACCGGTACCGGATTTCTTGCCCTTCTTGTACGCCTCCGCAACGTCCGACTTGATCAGGTCTTCAGCTCGCTCAGCTTCAAATCCCGCCGTTTCACCCACACCGTAGCCGCGCCACGACTTCAGGAACGTGACGATAGTTGGTTTGCTCATGGTTGTTTCCTCAAAGGCCGGCCCCGTGATTCGAGGCCGGTAATTACATGCCTGCGCCCCACTTCACCTTGATGCCGACCACGATGCTTTCGACGTGACGCGGGCCAAAGTCATGCTTGGCAATCACCCGCACCAGCGTCTGGTCGCGCTGGAAGGTGCTGATCATGTTGCCGCTGGCATCCTTGTAGGAGGCCTCTTTGCTGAAGTCGATGACCAGATCCATGTCCTCGCCAATCATGCAGTCAGCGAAGTTGACGAAATAGATTTCCGACTCGTCGCCGCTTTCGCCCAGGTTGACCGGGATCTGGTTACTCAGGCCGACCTTGTAGCCTTTGAGCATGCCCTGCTCGATCTCCGGGTACGCCTTGTTGCCGTTGCCGTCACGCAGCGATTGCAACCAACGAATGGTGCGTGGCGCCATCAGCCAGCCGCAGGACTTCATCTGCACGTTGGCCGTTTCGACGCGCAGCATCATGCCGCCGAGGAACAGATCGATCTTTTCCAGCGTGAGGTTGGCAACATCAGGGGCAGTGACCAGATTTTGAGCCAGAGCCCAGTAACGTGCGCCCTTGGGTGCCAAGCCGTTGTCACCGTCCGAGCGGATAAAATGCAGGTCTTCGGAAAGGCCCATGCTGACGGTCAGATCATTGGCGACCAACTGATCCACGCGCTGGTTGACGCCCGACATCCGCAGCAGGTCGTTCGACACCGGCACCAGGGCAGCGGCCTTTTTTGCCGACAGCTTGGTATCGCCGAACGTCATGCCGGTCAGCGGGATGTCTTGCTCGGTACCGATGTAGGTCACCACCGTGTTGCCGGTGATACGCGGCATCGTGAGATTGCCGTTGTTCAGTGGCAGGCTGGTCACACCCATGCTGCGCATGATCGAAGTCGGACGCAGCGCCTCGATCACTTCGGAGGCGAAATTCTCCGGGACCAGCACGCCGCCCGCGCCTGGCGTGACGGTGGACAGCGCCATTTCGATATCGCCGCCATAGCCACCGGACTTTGCCAGTTGTGCGGCTTGGTGCTGATTGCCTTGAGCAGCCGCCAGCAGCCGGACCATCTGGGCCATCTTCGCGCCTGCAACCGGCTTGGCGCTGTATGGGCCTTCAATGCGTCCGGCAGGTGGGCTGGTAATACCTTGGGCACTTTCATTGAGCGGGACCGCTGTCGCTGCTGCCAGACGTTCAGCGGTTTCGGCTCGGGCGAGCCGATCTGTCAGTGCGTTGAACTGGGCTTCCAGATCTGCGAACTGGATTAGCTGTTCGGCAGTCAGTGCGCCGCCGCCGGTCTCGATCTTCGCCAGCGCCTGAATCGAGGCGTTCAGCGCGGCGCGTTCGCTTCGCAATTGAGTTACAAGGGACATGTTGCCTCCTGGGCATAAAAAAACCCGCCGAAGCGGGTTGTTGGTAACTGCCGCGAACGCGGTCAGAGTCTTGCTTGAATGTTCATGGCCGATGCCCGAAGGCCGATCCGGCTGCCCTGTCGCTGCATCCGGCTCTGCGCCACAGCGCGAGACAGATCATCCACCGCGTCTTGCGGGCTTTGAAGACGATCAGCCAGGCCCGCTGCAATGCCAGCCTTGCCGCGATACAACCCGGCCTCGGTTGCCCGGACGGCCTCGATGCTCAGCCCGCGATAGTCGGCCACTGCACTGGTAAACAGCTGATAGCTTTCCTGCACCAGCTCCTCAAGAAAGCGCATCGACTGCTCCGTCAGTGGCTCGTTGGGACTGAGGTCGTTTTTATGCGCACCGGCGTAAACCGTGGTGACTTTCACCCCGGCGTTTTCCTGCTGCTTGGAGCGGTCCATGTGGCTGGCAATCACCCCAATGGAACCGACCCCGCTGGTCTGACTGACCACCAGTTCGCCGCAGGCTGCGCCAATGAGGTAGCCACCGCTGTAGGCCATGAAATTGACGATGCCGGTGATGGGCTTGATCTGTGCCATGGCCCGAATGTCTGCCGCGAGTTCAAAAGCCCCCACCGCAGAACCGCCAGGCGTATCAATGTCCAGCACCACGCGCTCGACCATTGGGTCAGCGACTGCCTGGCGCAGCTGCTGCCGCAAGCCTTCGTAACTGGTCATGGTTTCACAGGCATTGATGTGAGCACCGCGGCTGACGAGAAAGCCGTGCACTGGCAGCACTTGCACGCCTGTGGATTCGAGTGCAGCGCGCTCGCGTTCGGCCTGCATATTGGCCCGATCGTCCGCCCCGTCGTCATAGAATCCGAGGTTCGCGGCGCCCGAGGGTGCCAGGTTGATGATGTTGAGGTTCATCGCCTGATTGGCCCAGCGCACGCCCAGGTCGAGCATGTCAGGGGTCAGCAGCAGGGGCTGGTTGAACAGCAAACCGGATGCCCGGAGATGGTGTTTCATTGTGCAAGCATCCTTTCGATATCGCGCTGTTGCAGCTCCAGCTGCGCCCGCACTTTGGGATCGTTGAGATCAGGCATTCCTTTGCCCGCATCGACCATGTTCAGCGGCTGCAGGTAGATGTCGCCGCCCGGTACGGGAGGCATGTTCTCCAGACGGCGGATGTCGTTGACCGACAGCCAGCCCCACTGCCGCCCAATGGCATAAGCTTCGTAACGGCTCTTTTGATCACCGCGCAACAAGCCCGCCAGGTTGAATTCGATAAAGTAGTCGCGCCGGTCCTGTGGCAACAGGAAGTCACGCATCATCGATTGCTCATGCCGTTTGACCCACGGCAGCAGGCCGAACACCACGAACTGAATCAGCAATTGCTCAATGGTGTTGTAGTTGGCCTTGTCCAGGTCGTTGACCATGGGCAGCGGGATTTTGTAGATCCGGGCGCAATCGACACCCGACAGTTTGAGGATGTCGACCACTTCGGCATCGACGTTGGTCATCGACACGGGCTTGAAGGTCATGCCTTCCTGCAGCATGGCGACCTTCTTGGCGTTATCCATGCCGCCGAACTTCTGGCCCCACTGATCGATGATGCGATCAATCGAGCCCTGATCCTTGATCGACGGCGCTTCGCGTGGCCGCTCGATCACTCCCGAAACTGTGACGCCGTTAGCAAACGACTTGCCGGTGTACTGCCGCACTGCCTGGGCCAAGCCGACCGCTTCCGCATGCAGCATGATCGGCGACAGCCCTTCGTAAAAATTGTGGGACTGCCAACGCACATGGTGGACCAGCCGCATGGGCAAGCGATCTTCGAATGTGCCGACCTGGTAATACGGCAGCATGTCGCCGCCCTTGTAGATTGTTACCTTGTCGTTATGGATCGGCCATAGCGCAGCCACGTTGCCGTCGTCGCGCCGATCAATAAAGCTGTAGCTGTTGCCCCGCAGACCCGCCGCCATCTGGCTGCCTTCGCGATGTTCGTAAGGCGTCTGGAAAGCGTTCGGCTGATAGCGCAGCACGTCATACAGCGGATGGTTGATCGCCGCGTCCCGCTGACCGTTACCGGTACGTCGGTACAGCTCCAACGGCAACTGCGCGATGCTCTCGGCCAGCAGCGTGACGCAGTTCTGAATGATCGGCACGGCTAACGCTGATTCTGCCGTGACCGGCGAACCGGTGCTATTTCGTCCGGACCCGATGATGCTGCGCCAGACGCCGCCGCCGGGATTTGATACGGCGGTCTGGGTTGAGCCGCGTTGTTTGCTGAAAAACATCAGCCACCCCCGTCATGCATGGGCGCCGGAGCAGCCGCCGCTTTGTCTGCCACATAGGCCCACAGCAGAAGGCCTACACCCGCGACGATGAATGCCACCGGCACGTTGAGCATTGCCACCCCGGCGACCAGCAAGCCGAAGCCCAACAGGCCGGCGACCCAGGCCACCAGTTCGAGTGATTTCATATGCCTGCACCTTCGTCGTAGATTGATTTTCCGCTGCCTTCGATGGCCGTGCCGCTGATACCGGTCGCCATCAATGCCGCAACGATGCCGTCAATGCGTCCGGTCGCCTTGGCCTTATCGGCTTTGCGGTTGTTGGCCGGGTCGCAGACGATCACCGCGTTGCCCGCGCACCAGGTCATCACCGGGTTGCCATCGTGACGCAGTGTCTCGACATCCGGGATCTCGCTGATGACCTCAAAGTCGTTAGGGCTGAGTTCGGCATATTCGCCCTGGTCCGGCTCAGCGGCCCGCGCTGGCAGCCCGAGCAGCCTGCGTTCGAACTCATCCACCGCTGGCCCCATCTCCTTGAAGCCCTGGCCGAACGGCACCATCTCCGGCAACTCAATGTCATGCTCGATCATCAGTTGCTTAAGGTCTTCGATCCGCCAACGGTCGTAACCGATCTTGCGCACGTCGAAGTACGCGCAGATGATCTGCAGCCGTCGCAGCACGTGCAGCTTGCTGATGGCCCGACCGGGCGTGGTTTCCAGATCGCCGTTCTTGATCCACAGCGCATACGGCACCTTGTCGCGTTTTTCGCGTTCTGCCAGGTCGTGGTCAGGAATCCAAAAGTAGGGCAGCAGGCGCCAGTGCGGGTCCGCTACCGTGGGGTAGAACAGCAGCACGAACGACGTCAGGTCAGTGGTACTCGACAGGTCGAGACCTGCCACACAGGGTCGGTCACGCAGCAGCCGCATGCGCACCTTCTCTTCTGCCTGGCTCCAAACCTCCCAGGAGATCCACGGCGACTCGGCCTGTGTCCACTGACAGAAGTTCAGGCGACGAATCACAGACTCCTGCGCGGGCAGCCCGCGTGCCGACTGCACCTGCTCGCGCAAATATTTGCGGCCAGGGATCCCGTCCGTTTGCCCTTCTGCGATGAAGTCGAGCGACGGGTTCACCTTGGGCCAGCAGCTTTCATCCTTGAGCGGATCGTCGCCGTCGTCGAGAGAGCAGATGAACGCGAAAAAGCTGTCGTCATGCTCCTGCCCCGAGCAGATGCGCACGCCTAGTTCGTGGTACTGACCACAGACCGTCTTCTTGTCCGATCCGCTGTTGGTGATCATCACCACCATCGCCTTGCGTCGGTTCTTGGTGCCGGCCCGCATCATGTTCACGGTGGTCGCGTTCTTGTGTTCGTGCAGCTCGTCCAGCAGACCGATATGCGGACGTGGGCCGGACTGGCCTTCGTCAGCGCTGATGGGCTTGAAGAACGATTTTGTGTTCGGGTAATAGAGGTTCCAGACCTTCTCGTTTCGACCCGACTGCACGACGCGGCTCGCCATGTGAGGCGACATGTTCACCATGCTGACTGCATCGCGGAATAGGATCATGGCCTGATCGTGTTTCGTCGCGGCAGCGTAGATTTCGGCGCGATTTTCATCGTCTGCCGCCAAACCGTAGAGCCCGATGCCCGCCACCAGCGGGCTTTTCCCCGACCCTTTGCCTGTTTCGATATAGGCCAGCCGGAAGCGGCGATAGCCGTCTTCCGTCATCCAGCCGAAGAGGCAGCCCACAACGAAGGCTTGCCACGGCGCGAGGAAAAACGGCATCCCCTCATATTCGCCGCCATTGAGGCAAAGCACTTCCTCGAAAAATCCTATCGCCCGATCAGCGGCTTCCTGAACCCAGATCAACCCACGTTCCGGGCCGTGCTCGATGTCGCGCAGGTGCCGGGCGCATGCATTACGAATATCCGGGCCTGCAACGATTTCACCCGCCAGAACGGCATGGGCGAAGGCCGCCACCCGGTCAACTGAAGTATCGAGCTGCGGCGTCTCGTTGCTCATTGGGGAAAAGCTCACCTTGTGGCGCCGGGGCCGTTTTCAGATTGCGGCGGGCCATGGGCGAAAACCCGAACTGCGCGCCAGCGGCGTTCGCGCGTTTTTCGGCGTCGTTCGCCAACTGCCGCAGGACGTGCATTTGCTGCGCGCCAGTCTTGAAGGTCTGGATATCGCCGCCGAGATCGTCAGCGGAATCCGCGTTGCGCTTTGCGATCAGCCGCTGATAACGGAGCCAGTCCGCGTAAGCCTGGCAATACGTCGCCAGTGCCATCTGGTCCAGAGTGGAAATCAACCCCAGCGCCGTGAGGTCTGGAACCAGACGTTCCCATTCCGCGACCGCGTCATCGCTGAGCACATCGGGCATCGGCGGCGCGACCACCGGGACCGCCGGCGACTTAATCTCTTCGATCAGCTCGTCGAAGTTTTTCTTGCTGCGATTGCCCTGCAAGATGTGCAACGACGCGGGCTTGCCAGCGCGCCCGGAATTTCCATTTCCAGCCATGTCTCACCTCATGAATTCGATACCCCCCCTCCCCATTTTTCCCGCATTTTGCGAACGGAGGGCGAGAGGCGGTCTAGTGTTGAATAGGTAAAAACTTTTTTGTCCCCCCTCCCCATTGGGATCCCCTATCGCACCATTTCAGTGCGAAAGCGCGGGGATGTGGGCCTCAGCGCCGATTCCAATGATGGTTCGGGTCGAGTGGTCTGCCCGACTCATTGCAGCCCACCATTCGCCCGGTTTTCTCAAGCCGCTGTTTGGTTGAGTCGTGGCAAAGCTTGCAGAGCGGCTGCCAATTGCTCTCACTCCAGAACAGTTTCCACGCTGCCTTGATTCGCTCGGCATCACCGCTCGCCTTCGCGTCCTTCAGCCGTGGCGGAATCTTGTGGTCCACGATAATTGAGGCAACAGGCCGCAGAACGGTCGAGCACATGCAGCACAGTGGGTGTTCGCGAAGAAACGCATCACGCGATTTCTGCCATCGGTAGCCGTAACCACGCGCGGCGCTACTGGTGCGCTCAGGGGCTGCCATCAACTTATCTTCCAGACTTGAGCCAGGTTGCCGCCGCTCTGGTATACCGAGCCAACGAATACCGCGAGAATTGTCACCAGCGGCCAGGACTGGGCTGGCATCACCAGCAGCCCTTTGGTGATGTACACCATCACAGCACCGGAACTCGCCATCACCAACCAAGCAAGGCAGCTCATGTTCCGGCGGAACCGCGTGCCCCGTCGTCGAAAAGTGAACAACCGTACGAACAGGCCCAGGCACAACCAGAAGGTCGCTTGAGTGAGAATTGCGGGAATCAACGGATTATCCATCCTGACCTCCAGGCTGATCAGCGCCGAGCCTGCCCGGCGTTTGATTGCAGCGAGCGCAACGGTCACT